TCTATAAAGTTCCAAAAGTTTTCTTTCACCATCAAATTTCCAACTATGAATGTACACATCAACATCGTAATGGTCTAGTAGATTACGTTTGTAATATTCATAACCTTTTTCAAACGATCTGGATTGTCCAGAAAAACATAATGCAATTTTCATCTTTGTATCGATACTCTGAGTTGGTCTGTTGTTACACCACGTAGTTTGTTCATGTATATATTACGCAATAACATCATGTGTGGGCAATATCTATCTTCTTTATGGATTCTGATATTCTCCTCACCATATTTGCGTTCATATCTTAGATAATCTTCAAATTCTTTTTCGAAAGGCGTCATGTGCAATCTCTCATATACATCATATAGAAAATAATGTTTTGCATAAGAGAATGGCATGATTGCAAAAATATCAGATATTAAATTGTAAGACTCCTCGAAAGGAGTGATTAACATATCAACACCTTTGAAATCGAACAATTGATCAAACTTGATATCATATCTACAATACACCAGTGTATCATATTCTTCGTCAATTAAATCAAAGGCCTTCTTTCGGCTATAGTTCATTGATGCATTACCAGCAATTCGATCTTGATTTGGATTTTTAGGATTCATAGTGCGAATCCTTCTTTCCATCATTTCGAATTCTTCTCTATGTGTTTCATAGTTTTCTAGCTTGATCCTTACGGGCTTCAATCTATCAATCACATTGTTAAATTCTTCCTGACTGTCGGACCAGAGGTGACAGTAAACATCCAGTTGATTTAAATCAATAAACCTTTTTATGTTTTCCCATGTTTGGTCAAATGTTCTGTATTGACCAGATAAGACGATACAATTTTTCATTTGATCCAGTACCAAACATCACATTCTGTAAAAAGAATCTCTTTGCCAACTTTGGCGGCAAACTCATCTGCGGCTTTACGAACACCTGGAATAGCATTGTAATCATGCCCAGCAAAGACACCACCAGTCTTCAATTTTGAATAGAAGTTGGCACAATCTTTGGTAAGTTGTTCGTAAGTGTGTAGACCATCAATAAAAATAACATCATAATCACCATCAAATAGTTTATCGACAACGTTATCCGAATAGTCTCTCAACAGATTAAAACGATTACTATATCCCAACAAACGATTCATAAATCTTTGATAGATTGCTTCGCGTTCATTTAGATTGTTTCCGTTCCAGTCAACATAGTTTGAATATGGATCAACACCAGTCAATACACAGTCTGGATTACTGTCTAACAAAAATTGTGTAGTATCACCAATGTCACAACCAATTTCCAATACTCTTGGATGATGCATCTTTTTGATCATCTCTCCAAGCCCGTAACCGGAACACTTGAATGCGGAAGAAGGAGGTGTGAAAGCCTGTGTTTCAGTATTAAATGTAATAACGTCACTCATTATAAAGTCCTATACTTAAAGAATTGTGATTCATCTTCTTGACCATATTTTTGTTCAACGAATTTCTTCCATTCTGGAACGCGATCATATTGATGAACGATGGGGAAAACTTGGCGATCATGTGTTAAAACCAATCCATCTCTAAAGACTGGTTCATAACATAGAAGATTTGGTCTGAAATATTCAATCTTCGTTGGATCTGCAACAGTGCCCGCTTCACAAGCCCAACCAACTGTGACTCTCGCCACATCTTTGAAAGGTTGTGTGCCAATCAAAACATTGAATACTGCTTGATCACAAATAGGAATTGGCCTGTTGATTGCATTAGTAAAGATATTGAAAACCATATCTTTCACATATTCTGAAACGCCACCAAAAGTTCCTACATTGTAGATAACATTGTTTTTGAATTGTTCATAAACATATGGGCCATAGGACTGTTTGAGATTGTCATCACCCCAAGGTTCATCTTTGTAACGAAGCCCTTCAGATGCAACGATTAATTTAACCATTGAACCTGGTGTCATTTCTCTTTCAATGTGTTCAAATGGATCTTTTTGGAAGTAAACATCTTTCACATCGGTTGTCACAACTAATCTATATTTTGCCCAGTTTGTTCTGAGATATTCATAGATTGATAAGAATCTCAAAACGTGGATTGGAACACCATCAACATGAGCCATTGGAGCAACAATGACACCTTGTTCTTTTAACCAATCGATTGTTTTTTGTGTTGTTTTACCTGCAACTAGAACAACATCGTTATCACCAGCAACTTCTTTTGCTGACAACACCCAAGGTTTTAACTGATTGATTTCGTAGTTGGTGAAACCACCGATAATTAAATTTTTCTCCACGGAAATTCTCCATTATATTTTTCATTCATCACTCTGTTGCCATTTAAAAAGAAGTCTGCATTAACAGAACCAGCATTACCATCAACACGATAGTTGACAGTATACTTTCCTGTGCAGTCGAATTTAGGAAAATGTTGTGATAACACATTCAACCAAACACGATCTTGACCCCAACCGCCATGCCATACCTGTGCTAATTTTATCGCAACTTCAGTTTTAATGCAATAGCAATTAGTATCTATATGATTAACACCATGATATGTTTGCCACTTACCAAGTGATTCACAATCGTCATTACATATGTAATGACCATCTTTTGTGCATACCTTTCGGAGCGAATAGGACCAGTCCAGGTTCTTTTCTTCTATTGTCTTGATGCAGTTATTGATATGATCTGGTTCAAACCAACAATCTTGATCCAGGTAAACCACATACTTGGTATCAATTAGGTGAGTGAACGCTGCATAGACTCTGTGACCATAGAATCCGTTTTCGCCGACATTAAGTGGCAGAAAACATCGTGTTAAGTTTTTTCTATCTAAAAAATCATCTGAAATGATTCTTGTTCTAGAATGTGATTTCGGTCCATCCGCAACAACATAACACTTTGTATCATAGGATTGATTCAGTACACTACGAATAGCATCTTTCAACTCTGGTGCACCAGTAGTTGGTATAATCACAGTCACGCTCATAATTTAACCTCTTGTAAGTTTCAATATAATTTCTATTTGTTTTTCAATAATAGGTTTGCGATTTGGCCAGTAGATATATTCTTTGTCGCCTGTACTATGTAGTTTCTTCAGGAGAGGCACAATTATTTTCTCAATATCTTCTAGTCTTTTTTTATAGTCTTCGGCTGTCTGTTCTGTTTTATTGATTACTGAATTATAGTCTTCTTCCGATACGGCAGAAAAACCGTAATCGAAATCGGATTCTTTATATTCTTTTAAAATTTTGTCGAATTCGTTTAGTGGCATTTATAAGTCTCTTACTGAGTTAAATCAATTCTGAATGCAACACCAGTTATTCCGCCTCTGGATTTTCCTCTTATGTCAAATTTAACTTTTCTTTTGACACTCTCAACGTATTGACCATCAATTTCATGGAAACCTTTAGGACTAATAATACTATCAGCTGATGCACCTTTATAGTTTTTAAGTGATATTTCACCAGTCATTGCTTCATACAATAATGCAGTTGTGAAGTCATCATCACTTTCAACATATTTTAATAAAGATGACATTAGTGCTTCTTTGTTATTTTCCAACCAATATTCATAGTTTTTGTCTTGAATAATTTTACCATTCTTTAAAAATTCTGTAATAACTTTGGGAGAAGCTTCTTTTTCTATACGAGCCAGATTACTTGTTGAAAGCAATCTTGTTGGCATCTTTTTCAGTCCTTCAATAATGGATACAAGAACTTTACTTTCTTTTTGTGAATGCAAATGTTTGGCTGCAGATTCAAATAGTTCAGCTGACGATGCTCCTTGTCCAGATGCAAGTTGAACGGGACCAGCCATTTTAACCGAAACTGTATGAAGTTTTGAACCAACTTTAAGTACAATATCGGTTTTTGGTTCTGGTTTTGCATAAATCGAACCGAATGGACCTTTTGGATCATCAGAGTGCCAAATTTCAATTTTGTTTCTGCCGGCATATTTCAAAATATGGTCAACACATTCGTCGGCCTGTTTTAAAATTTTACTAGAATAACTCTTTGTAAATGTCTTTTGTTCGTTATTCTTTATACGCATTTTTTCAACAATACACCATTCTAAATCAACACCTTCTGAAGCTGCCATTATTATCTCCAAATGAAAGTATTTATCTTATGATTTGTATCTCTTTACCTGAAGTCCACACCTCTAGATCAGTTTTCAATTTATTTTCCGTTTGTAATGTTGCATACCGACCAGCAGCCTTATTTTGCCACCAACGAATCAAATTGACAAGATAGTGTTTCTCATGGTTTTCACCAGGAATTAGTTTATCAGTTTTGCAGTTGACGTAATCGATCATGTTCTTGAAACCATAATCACTGATATAGTATCTCTTCTGTTCTGTCAGGTTCTTTGCTTTACTTATTGTATCATTAAAGTCACTTAATGCGTCTTTATCAGCCTTTAATGCACTTTTAGTCATAGCAATGATTGTCATTGTTGTTTTTAGTTTTTTACTTGATGATTCCGGATCAACAATATCTCCAACTTTACTTTCAACAAATTCTTTCAGGTCTTCGTAAGGTTTACCATGCATAAGTGGTACAAAATCACTATCAGTTAAACCTTTGAAACGAATGAATGGTTTCATACCATCATATTGAGAAACTGTCTTTGTACTACCATACAAACTGGTTGTCTCAAACAAACATAGGTTCATGCCATATTTCTTGTTGACGATTTCACGAACTTCATGTGATGTACAAATACTTGCAAGAAGTTTACCACCAAGATAATTGTAACCAAATGGTTGTGCAGGAACAATTACGAATCCCATCATTGCAGAATCGTTGAATCGTTTTGCCCACTCTGGTTGTTGAGTGAATACCTGCGCCAACATTTCATTTCTTGGTTTCATATTAATTACTGGTGAACCAAGGCGAATGAAACCAACAATCTTCTTCGTGTTCTTTTCGATGACAGCCAGGCGAACCTGGCGACCAACAGGAGAAATGTTGATGTGAGAACTGGTGATGTTCAGTAGATTTTCCCATTGATCAATTGGAATCTCACAGACTTCAAAGTCCATGTCCCACGGATGCATATTGAAATCAGAAAACAAATCATCTTCTAATGGAAAAAGAGGATTGCTTGGCATTTCAGAAAGAGATGCCAACTTTTGATTTCGCATGTACTCATCGATACGATTGAATTCACCAAAGTAATCTTTGAATACTTTTGCACAGTGAATTGCATCGTCTATGTTCAAGATCATACTTTAAAACCTTCGAAAGCCTTTTTGGCTTTCATTTCTCTATTGCCAAAAGTATTCAATGGTTTGTCATTACCAGAATCAATAATATCATTTTGTGCAGATTGTTCAACATCATATAGACGCATCTTCGCTCTGTCAATACCAAGACTGAATCGTTTATATTGTGTTGGATCAGAATAACGATTCTTCAACTGTTTGACCATAATCTGACCAAGTTCTTCCAGTTCTTCGGAAGAAATCAATGCAAACATCAAGTCTGCCGTAGCGGGCAAACCAAAAGACTCACTTGTGTCTTCCAATCCGGGGTCGGAAGAAGTATATCCACTTCTTGTTGTTTGTGTCGCAGAAACAATAGGTAATCCGAACTCAACGGCAAGACCTCGCAATTCTTCTGCGATTGCTTTAACATAGGTATAACTGTTGACATTTGATCCTGCCTTAACGCGAGAACTACAACAAATATTGAGGTAATCCACAAAGATAATATCAGGAACAAAGCTTTTCTTGAGATTGAGTTCATTCAACAATGTCCTAAAATGTGTTACCGATGCTGCTGCTGTTGGGTATTCTTTGATGATTAACTTACCAACAGTTTTTTCCCTTAACTTTGCGATTCTTTTGTCATACATTTCCTTAGATAAGTTGACCAAATCATCCACAGTGACATTCAACAAGTTTGCATCAATACGTTCTGCAATCTTTTCTTCAGCCATTTCCATGGTGATATATAGCACATTCTTGCCTTGAACCATACATGACGCAGCAACGTGACACATGAACAAACTTTTACCAACGCCGGTGCCAGCAAGAGCAATATTCAATGTCTTTGCAGGAAGACCACCTTTGGTGATTTTGTTAAAATAATCCAAATCAAAAGGAATCTTTTCTTCTTTTCGATGGTAGAATTCATAACGATCATCAGAATTTTCCAGATAATCGTGGCCAACGGAACTGTCGAAACTGACAGCTAGTGCATCAGAGAGAATCTTGGGAATCTGACCCTTATCATGTGTCTTATCTTTACCATCAAGAATCGAAATTGAACCAAGAACTGCATTATAGATTGCTTTTTCTTGGCAAAAATGTTCCGTCTTGTCTACAAGCCATTCGATCTTAGATTCTTCTTTTTTGCCGTCTTCTATTTCTTTAAGATACGATTCGCATTTTTCTAGTTCTGTTTCCGTCAGACTTCTATTTTCTTTGATAGACAGAACTAGTGACTCAATTGAAGGTGTCGAATTATAGGCTTCAACGAACGATGTGATTTGATTGAAGATCGTTTTGTCGGTTCTGTCGGTGAAATACTCGGATTTTATGAAAGGTAAAACTTTGCGTAGATACTCATCATTGTAAATTAAGTTTTTCAGTATTGTCTGTTCCAGTTTCATCAATAATATCCTCATCCATATTAGATGACATTATCTCTACCAATAAGTCACCAATATAATTTTTGAAATCTTCGTCTTTTTCCAGCTTGGCTGGTTTCTTGACTTGAGATTCTAACACATCGTAAGCAAAAAGTAAATGAACTCCGTCACTTTCTTCTTTTATTTTAACCTTACCATATTTGAATACGGTATCTTTATAAGGTCCTTGTAGAAATTTGATGTGAACTGTTGTTACATCATTCTTAGGATATATGTAACAAAAATCAACGCCCTCAATCATTTAAGACACCCTCATCGTCTTCACTCTGCATGATTTCAGTTGCGGCAACACGATATTTGCTTTCCACAAATTCTTGGAATGATTTTTGTTTCAGAACAGGCAACCAGAATTCTTTTGAATCGGTATCCTTTTCTCTATATTTTTTGTCCTCTACTTCACCGGAGGATACATCCACTTTGCTATACCACCCATTTGAGGGTTTGATGACATGTCCGGATTCCAATGCAATATCAAGTAAGCCTGACCACTTGCTAATGCCACCACCAAAAGATACAGTGACAGGGATTTTAGATTTTTCTTTAACATATCTACTCTTTTCTACGTT